CTCAAACAACATGGGCACCTATAACATGATGAGTTCCGGACCCATGTAATGCCCCGAAACTATCGCTCTGAGTACGACAACTACCATTCAAAGCCAAAGCAGAAGAAAAACCGCGCCAAAAGAAATGCGGCACGGGCAGTCATGCAAAAGGCCAGAAAGGTATCGAAGGGTGATGGCAAGGATGTCGGCCATAAAAAGCCCTTGGCAAAAGGCGGAAGCAACAAGAAGTCAAACTTGAAGGTGACTTCAAAAACGAAGAATCGCTCGTTCAAGAGGACAAAGTCAGCCGGGATGGCGTAAATGTCAGAGCTTATAACGCCCCAGTTAGCCAAGAAGCTAAAGGGCGCATCTCCAGAGGTTAAGCTACGGGTTGCAGAGCAACTCAAGCGAATCGAGGAGCAGAAAAAGATAGAGTCAGCACAGACCTCCTTTATGGGGTTTGTTGGGCATATGTGGCCTGCGTTTATCGAGGGCAGGCACCACAAAATCATGGCGGAGGCCTTTGAGAAGATTGCTCGGGGCGAACTCAAGCGTCTGATCATCAATATGCCGCCAAGACACACCAAGTCTGAATTTGCCTCTTACTTGTTACCGGCATGGTTTTTAGGACAGCACCCCGGTAAGAAGGTGATTCAAACGGCGCACACCGCAGAGCTTTCTGTGGGGTTTGGCCGAAAGGTGAGAAACCTTGTTGACTCAGACGATTTCAAATCTGTCTTTCCAGATCTACAGCTAAGGGCCGATTCAAAAGCGGCGGGAAGATGGAGCACCAACAAGAACGGCGAATACTTCGCTATTGGTGTTGGCGGTGCTGTAACAGGTAAGGGTGCTGATCTTCTTATTATTGACGACCCCCACTCAGAGCAAGAGGGGCAGTCGGCAGATCCTTCGGTCTTTGATCGCACCTATGACTGGTACACATCAGGTCCAAGACAGCGTCTTCAGCCCGGAGGCGCGATCATTATTGTGATGACTCGCTGGCATATGCGAGATTTAACGGGCAAGATTATAAAGGCTTCCGCCCAGAGGGCAGGCACCGATGAGTGGGAAGTCATTGAGTTTCCGGCAATCATGCCATCAGGTAAAGCCCTGTGGCCTGAGTTCTGGAGCATCGCAGAGCTAGAGGCTCTACGCAGTGAACTACCGTCTCCCAAGTGGAACGCGCAGTATCAGCAAAACCCAACGTCCGAAGAGGGCGCACTCATTAAACGCGAGTGGTGGCAGGTGTGGGAAAAGGATAGACCCCCGCCATGCGACTTCATTATCCAATCATGGGATACAGCGTTTCTAAAAACCCAGCGGTCTGACTTTTCCGCTTGCACAACATGGGGCGTTTTTTACACCCCAGATGACGAGGGGGTCACTAAGCCCAACATCATCCTATTGGATGCATACAAGGAACGTCTGGAATTTCCTGAGCTGAAGAAGAAGGCTTTTGAGCTTTGGTCTGACATGCAACCAGACGCATTTATTGTGGAGGCAAAAGCGGCAGGGATGCCTTTAATTTTTGAGCTACGAGCGATGGGTATTCCTGTAGCGGAGTACACCCCGTCTCGTGGCAATGACAAGATAGCTCGCGTTAACGCTGTAGCTGACTTGTTTGCTTCTGGTATCGTATGGGCACCAGAGACAAGGTTTGCCGAGGAGGTTGTTGAGGAGTTTGCCTCATTCCCCGCTGGCGAGCATGACGATTTAGTTGACTCTTCTACTCAGGCTTTATTGAGGTTTAGGCAGGGCGGTTTTCTGCCACTGCACACCGACGAAGAAGATGACCCAACAGATTACAGCAGAAAAGCTGACTATTATTAAGGAGAGTCACATGAAAAAACCAATGAAAGCGGGCGTTCGCAAAAACCTAGCATCCGCAAAACTAAAAAGCAAAATGGCTGGAGCACAGAAAGCCAAAAAGATGATGCGTGGTGGCGCGGCAGAATCCTCCATGAAAAACCTTATTGGCGCCAAAACACGACTCCAAGATCCTTTTCAATCCAAAGGATACAAGAACGCCCTGAATCGAGCCAAGACAGGCCGAATGGTAAAGAAGATGGCGGGAAAGCGTGGCATGAAGAAAGGCGGCACCACTAAGAAGTAGCCTTTATGGCGTTTTTGCAAAGCAACATCCCGCACTTTAAGTGCTGGGTGCGGCGTGAATACACGCACAATCACAGCAAATATCATGGCGAGTTTTTACACGCAATGGCCATAGCTGTGACAACAATGCCCTGTCGGTGTCTTAGTTTCCAGATCATTTTTACTGGGGCTGAGACCTATGATGAGGAAGAGCCAAATGTCCACGGCGGTGCCATGTGGGCACGGATGCCAATTACAGCGCTCGTAGCCGATACGCCGCTAGAGGAATGGCCCGACCCAATGCCAACATACGCCGCCCAACCTTGGGACTGTTCGTCAAGAACGCATGCCGCTTATGTTTTGGACAGAGCCACCCCATGTCCTTGGCTGGCCAAGATAGAGGATAAGTTTTATCCAGCCCGCTATCTTTTTACTGTGGACTACACAGACAACGAGATAGCCGATGATCCAGCGCAACACAAGCAGAGTCATGTGCTTGAGCTTCTTGATGCGGGTCGTTGGACAGGCAATATCGTGGCATTGCCAAACAATCGGGTGAGGGTGACGCATCCGGCATGGTTTGAGACGGGGCAGGGCGCCCCTGACTTCAGGCCGTCACAGCACATCCACTACTCAAAGTCCGATCTGGACTACACGCTGGATGTGAATAGAGTCTTTAACAATCTATATGCAGGTGATCAAGATGATGAAGAGTAAGGGTTACGCCAAGGGCGGGAAGATGACAACGAAGGGCTATGCCAAAGGTGGCAAGCTGAAAATGGTTGAAAAGGATGGCAAGCAAGTTCCATTCTTTGCGGCTGACGGTAAAGGCAAGATGGCTGGCGGCGGCATGGTTCCAAAAACCAAGGGTTACTACAAAGGCGGGAAGGTCATGAAGTCAAAGGGTATGGCCGCTGGCGGAAAGACTCGTGGCTGTGGCGCCGCTACAAAAGGCACTAAACACTCCAACAAAATGGGCTAAACATGGCCGTTGATAAGCTGGGCGTACCCTTCGACCCAAACGAGGTTGATGGAGAGGGAGTCGAGGTCGTTATAGAAAACCCTGACTCTGTTGGCATATTTGAGGAAGGCGAGGGCATGGTCATCGATTTTGACCCAGAAGCCTCCGAGATGATGGGAATACCCCATGATGCCAACTTGGCAGAGGTTGTTAGTGAAAGCGACCTAGCCTCTCTTGCATCCGAACTGGTATCTCAATTTGAGTCAGATAGACAGAGCAGAGCGGATTGGGAAGATTCTTATATTCGCGGCCTTGATCTTTTAGGCTTGAAGTTTGAAGACAGATCAACTCCTTGGGAGGGCGCTTGTGGTGTATTTCACCCAATGCTTTCCGAAGCAGTTGTTCGCTTCCAAGCGCAAACAATCCAAGAGATTTACCCAGCGAGTGGCCCAGTAAAGACCACGATTGTCGGCGTCATAGATGACGAAAAAACAAAGCAGGCCGAGCGAGTTCAAAATTACCTGAACTACTTGATCACTCAGAAAATGACAGAGTACCGCACGGAAACAGAGAAGTTGCTCTTCTCTCTGCCCATCGCTGGCTCTGCGTTTAGAAAGGTGTATTACGACCCAAATCTAGGCCGACCATGCGCTATGTTTGTTCCGGCTGAAGATTTCGTTGTCAGCTATGGGGCATCAGACCTTTCCACATGCGAACGTGCAACGCATGTCATGAAGCGTTCTGCAAATGATATTAGAAAGCTACAACACGCTGGATTTTATCGAGACATAGAGCTTCCGGCTCCATCTCCTGATATCTCAGAAATACAGCAAAAGTACAACCGTCTCACGGGCGATTCTGATAACTATGAGTTTGATGATCGGCATACCCTTCTTGAGATGCATGTCAATCTTGATTTGATTGGGTTTGAAGACACAGACGGCGGTATGCCCACGGGGATTGCCCTGCCGTATGTAGTTACCATTGACAAGTCATCCAGAGAGGTGCTGTCAATTCGTCGCAACTGGTACGAGGACGACCCAAACAAGTTGCGAAGAGAACACTATGTGCACTACCAATACCTGCCCGGACTGGGGTTTTACGGGTTTGGATTAGTCCACATGATCGGCGGTCTATCCAAGTCGGCAACGTCTTTGTTGCGACAACTGGTAGATGCCGGAACGCTTGCCAACCTACCGGGAGGACTGAAGTCTCGCGGCCTACGGATAAAAGGGGACGATACCCCCATTATGCCGGGAGAGTTCCGCGATGTAGACGTTCCGGGTGGAGCAATACGCGACAACATAACCTTCCTTCCCTACAAGGAACCAAGCAACGTGCTGTATCAGTTGCTGGGCGATATCGTCCAAGAAGGGCGAAGGTTTGCGTCAGCGGCGGATGTGAAAGCCTCAGATATGAACGGCGAAGCTCCGGTTGGCACCACGCTAGCAATACTTGAGCGAGAGATGAAGGTTCTGAGCGCGGTTCAAAGCCGCGTTCATGCCGCAGTATCGAAAGAACTCAAGATTCTTTCTGAGGTTGTGCGGGACTACGGTCCCGATATCTACCCATACAACCCAGAAGAAGATCCGATTGTTAAAGAAGATTTTGATGACAGGGTGGATATAATACCCGTCAGCGACCCGAACGCAGGCACAATGGCTCAGCGGATTATGCAGTATCAATCCGCCTTGCAACTTGCGGCGCAGGCACCAGAGATGTACGACCTGCCTCTGCTTCACCGTCAAATGCTTGGTGTTCTTGGCATACAGGATGTGGATAACATCATTCCTCCAGAGGATGATGTACCGCCAACAGACCCTGTGACAGAGAACATGAACATCATCAACGGCGAACCCGTGAAGGCGTTTATTTATCAGGATCACGAGGCGCATATTCAGGTTCATATGTCTCTGATGCAAAACCCAGAGATTGCATCTTTGATGGAGCAGTCGCCAAACGCTCAAGCGTCTCAAGCGGCAATGGCCGCGCACATCGCGGAGCACGTTGCTTTTGGTTATCGAGACAAGATAGAGAAAGAGCTTGGTGTCGAGTTGCCGCCTCCAAACGAACGACTGCCAGAAGATATCGAACTGCGCCTATCGAGACTAACCGCTCCAGCGGCGGCTCAGATCACAGGAAAGGCCCAACAGCAGGCTCAAGCACAGGAACAGGCGGCACAGCAAGAAGATCCTATTGTCCAGATGCAACAGCGCGAGCTTGCGCTTAAAGAACAACAGGCTCAGGCCAAGGCTCAGGCGGAGATGGCCAAGATTCAAGCGGATCTTGAGAAGTCTCGCGGAAAGATGATGGTCGATATGCAAAAGATGGAGCAACAGGAGCGTATAGAAAGCGCTAGGATTGCATCGAAGATGACCCTAGAGGGGCGGAAAAGCGCATCTCAGCTACAGCTTGAAGACAAGAAAATAGCTGAAAAGGTTCGATCTCAGCTAGAAAAAGAAGAAGCCCAAAAAGAAATAGAGGGATTTAAGGCTGGGTTTAATCTTGTTAGGGACATGTTAGATGAGTAATTTGGTAACAAATAACTTGTTAAAAGCATTGCAAGTAGAGTATCGTAACCATATGAATGAAATAGCCGACCATATGTCATGTGGTGGCTGTCAGGATATGAACGAGTATTCACGCTGTGTAGGCATCATAGAAGGACTGGCCTATGCGGAACGCGCCCTTCTTGATCTTAACGAAAGGATGGAACGCGAATAATTCGTTACAAAAGGTAACGCATGGCGACACCGGACGCCAATTTCTGGTGCAGGAACAGATCTATGACAGAAGAGCAGAAGACTGCAAGTCAGCTACCAGACCCAAAAGGTTACAAGCTACTTATCGCTCTCCCAGACCCCGAAGAAAAGACCGAGGGTGGGATTCTCAAGGCAAAGCAAACAATGCAGGTAGAAGAGGTTGGATCTATTTGCGGCTTTGTTTTGAAGATGGGCGATGACGCCTACAACGACGATAAGCGCTTTCCAAACGGCCCCTACTGCAAGGTGGGCGACTGGATAATGATGCGATCCTACAGCGGGACTCGCTTCAAGATCCACGGAAAAGAGTTTCGTCTTATCAATGACGATAGTGTTGAAGCCGTAGTTGAAGACCCAAGAGGAATAGAGAAGGTATGAGTGACGAGCAAACAACTAGCGAAATGTCTGCCGAGGACAAGTTCTTTGGTGTAAAAACCACGTTCGACAAGACCAAGAAGCCCGAATCTCCAGAGGTTGACCTTGAGGTTGTCGATGATCGACCCGAAGAGGATCGAAGGCCGCCAGCAAAAGGCACATCAAAAGCCCAAAAGGCAGATGACGATGATGAGCTGTCTGGCTACAGTGAAAAAGTTAAGAAAAGAATTAACAAGTTGCGCTATGAGCAACACGAGGAGCGGCGCCAGCGAGAAGCGGCGGAGCGGATGCGTGAAGAAGCTATACGGGTAGCGCAACAATATGAGGCCCAAAGCCGTCACTATCAGGGAGTAATTTCTCAGGGTGAAAAGGTTTTGGTCCAGCAGATCAGGGATCGCGCCGCGACAACCCTGCAACAAGCCAAAGATAAGTATCGTGCGGCTT